GATGACAGAAAGGAGAAGCGAAAATGGAAAGCTATGTGGAAAGGTATCACAGGGAGCAGAAGGAAGCTGCCCAGAAGAAGCAGAAGGTACAGAAAGCACAGAGAAGCAGAAAGGCGGTGAAAGAGGATGGCAAGAACAGCCGGAGCGAGGGACACGAAACCCAGGAAGAAACCCAGCGAGGGGAACAGACCCTGTGACAGTTCCCCTATCATTCAGGGGCATAACCCTGACCTTCCAGAAGGGTACAATACCAGAAGGATAAGGTTCATGCAGGCTATTCTTCCAACAGAACCCCTTAACCGGGATGATGTGGAGGAAATGGAGCGGCGCTTTGCCCGCTATCTGGAAATGTGTGCAGAATGGGATATGAAGGTGGGCAACCAGGCGGCGTATGCTGCTATTGGTATAGATAAGGGTGACGCTTATGAATGGACAAACAGGAATTTGGGGAACCCTGCCCGTACCGCCTTTATCAAAAAAGTGCAGAAGATTTGTGCAATGTACAGGGAAGGTTTGATGGAGGACGGCAAGGTAAACCCGGTTACTGGTATATTCTGGCAGAAGAACTATGACGGCCTGAAAGACCAGCAGGAAGTTATGTTGACTCCTAACACAAACCCCCTGGGAGAGCAGAAGGACGCAGAAGCACTTAAACAGAAGTATCTTGAAAATACCTATGGAGTTACAGAAGGGCTTCCCGCTGCTGATGTGCAGGAACTTCCAGAAAGCATAGAAGGGGCAGAAGGGACTATTGTAGAAATCGCAGAAAGCCCCAGAAAGGCGCAGAAAGCCCCCACGGACTAACCAACCCCACACCAACCCCGGCAAGGCCGCACGGCTGCGCCGGGGCTTTTTCATGCCCTGCCCGCCCTGCTGGCCTGCGGGCTGCGGCGGCTACTCTGCACCCCTGCCCGCCCTGCTGCCCTCTGTGGCCGTCTGTGCGCCCCTGTGGGCGTTTCTGGCCTGTGGTGGTGTCTCTGCTCGCCTGGGCATAAAATAACCGCCCTGGGCGGCGTGTAGGCCGCTGGGCGGTAAAGCAAAGCCCCGCCTACCGTGGCGGGGCGTGTGTTATTTGAATAGCCGGAGCCGTGGCCGCTGGCGCTTCCAGTAGCGCAAAATAGCGGCTATTTCTTCCGGGATCTGCATGGGGATATTGTACAGGGTTAAGCCGTCCGGGGTCATGTAATAGCCTTGCCCGTATCGGGGCAAGAGTTCGCAACCCTTCACCCCTAAAATATTTCTGCTATCCTGTGCGGAACGTGTGCGGAGTGCTACCCGGCTATCAAAGTTTACTTTTATTGGCGTTGGTATGATTGTAGCAAGTGGGCATTGTGTAGCGGCTATAATGTGAATGTTTGCCGCCCGTCCTACCTGGGCAAGGCGTTGTATTAGCGACTGCACCTGGCGGCGGGCTGTGGTCATTAAATCGGCTAATTCGTCAATGATAACATACAGAGCGCCCCCGGCGTATTTCTTCACCCTCTGGCGCTGCATGGCCTTGTATCGGCTTTCTGTTATCTCCATAGCCTTTTCCAGGGCTTGCACCATGTCCCCCGGTTCACTGGCATATATGACTGTGTGCGGGAGTTTTTTATAGTCCACTAATTCAACCCGTTTCGGGTCAATCAAAATAAATTGCACGGCGGCGGGACTGTCATGCAGGGCGGTATATACCAGGCCATTTATTACAACGCTTTTCCCGCTCCCGGTTGCGCCTGCTATAAGTAAATGTGGCTGCTTTAGCATATCCCGGTAAAGCGTGTAAACCTGCCCCGCTGGCGTTCTCCATTCTCTATGCATGGCGTTTCCTCCATCCTATGAAATAACCCCGGCAGGCTGTGAAGCGGTCAACGGTTCGCACTGGGATATAAAAGGCCGCATACCGTCCCGCCTGGGCTGTGGTGCAGTTGTAATACTGGAAGGACAAAACCAGATTATTAAAATCATTTCGCACCCCGGTTTCATCAATGACCAGGTGCGCCCGGTCTTTTCGGTTCCACTTGGTAGCAACTCCCCACGGGCTGAACGGGTGCAGGTTTGCGGGGCATACAATGACGGTTAAACCGTTCATGTATGCGCTGCGGGCTTTCTCTTTGCTGATACGCTCAAACGTGAAACCGTTGTGCGTAAAGGTGTATTTATTCATGGTATAACCTTCTTGCAATGGTTGTTTATTATCCTCTGCATTTGCACGGGCTGGGAACCGTCCACGGCTGCATTATAGCGGGGAGGGCTTGCGCCCTCCCTGGGCTGTCATTCTTCCGGGTCATCCTCTGCAAGGTCATCTTCCAGAGTGTCCAGGGCTTCCGCTATGGCCTGCCCTAACAGGTAACAACGGATTGTCACATCTGCCCGTTCTGCGCCTTTTTCAATGACGTTCACGCCGTCCTGGCCGAACTCTGCAAGGGCTTCTTCCAGCACGTCCCAATTATGGGCAAGGGCTTCTTCCGCTCTCCATGCGTTGCAATAGTAACTTCCGCTTGCGTTGCCTGTCACGCTGTCAACCGTCCATAGGTCATCATTAAGTTTTCTTTCCAGGCCGTCCCGGTTGCCCTTCCATTCTGCAAGGTCGATTTCATCTTTGATGTAATCCAGCACGTCAGCGGTGACAGCTTCCAAATAGTTATAGTTTTCCATGGTGTAACCTCCTGCATATTTAATCATTCTGGAATGGTGAAGCATTGACGGCCAGCTGTGGCCGGGTGTGCTTCTGTTTACGGTATCATTATATCATGCTTGCATGATAATGTCAATCACTAAATCATGCTTGCATGATATTTTTATAGCGGGGCGGGCGGCTTTTCCTGGGCAAGCTGTCACGGCTGCGCCCGCCCTGGGCGCTGAGCGCTGGGCGTATGGCCGGGAGCGTTACCCCCGGAGGGGGAAACGCACCCCCGGCCAGGGCGGGCGGGTGACCCCTGAAAATTCCGCAAAAATAAAAAAAGTTTGGTTCATCCCCGTAGGGGAAGTAGGGTAAAACAGGTTTTTCCTATAACTTTTTCTTAGTAGAGCTTCTTCTAAGAGAAGTTAATGTAAAAATCGAAAATACCCTACTAACCCTACTGTGAAAAATCCGCAAAATATAAAAAGGAACTTGACAATAGCATGAAAGCGTGATATTATGCTTACATGAAAACAGGAATGGAGGATTAAGCAATGCAGGCCAATGAAGTTGTCAAAGGGCTTATGAGCGACAAGAAAATCACCCAGGGTGAAATCACTAAATTGCTGGGGATGAAAAGCCAGTCCGGCGTGAGTCAAGCCTTGAGCCGTGATATGAAAATCTCCATGCTCATTCGTTTCCTGAATTGTATGGACTGTGAACTTATTGTGCGGGATAGAGATTCCGGCGTAGAGCATATCATTACCGAATGAGAAAGGAGTTGCAGCATGGCAGACGTTTTAACCCTGATGGTTATTTGCGTAGCTGAATGGATATGGAAGTACATACGGTTTTTCTGCAAGGTGAGTTGGACGTTTATTAAGTTCATGGCGTGGCTAACCGTAGTACCAGCCCTTGATATATTGCTGTTGGTGTTTTCTCTGGTATCGTTCTTCCTGTGCAAGATATTCAAGAAGCGAACACCGAAACTGAAACATACCCCACGGTGGATTATCTATCCAACCTGGGCATACTAAGGCGTGAAAGGTCATGGCCTTGTCCAATGGGACTGTCTGCGGGCAGTCCCTATTTTTATGGAGGTAGATTATGGATTACATTGCACTAAAAGGCCGGATTGAGCAGGCTATCCAGTCTCGGCCTTTGGATATAGAAGCATATAATGACCTGTTTGACCTGTGCCGGGAATATGAGAAGGTGGACTTTATCACGGCGCATGAATGGAATAGGGTTATGCGTACTCAGGTGGGTTACGGCCTGCGGCTTGCCGTAGAGAAGCCGGACTTTGTACTGGCAGAGAGATTCAATAACCTGCTGTTTCGCTCTTTGCTGTTTGACGCACCACATTTCTTTGATGAATACTTGCAGGCCGTGGAGTTTGGAAAGCCCCTGGATAAGAAGTTTTACCAGCCACGCCGTCATTACCTCAAGAGGTATGTGGACGCATATCAAGAAATCCTTGAAGGAAAGCTGGACTTCCTGTCCATTTCCATGCCTAAGAGAGCCGGGAAATCCCAGCTGGGTATCAACTTCACCAATATGCTGTCCGGCAAATACCCTGACCGCTCTACCCTGATGGAAGGTACAGGTGATGACCTTGTGAAGTCCTTCTATCTTGGTTGCCTGGAATATCTGCAAACCCCCAGCGATTACCACTTCTATGACATTTTCCCGGAAAGCAAGCTGGTACAGACCAATGCTGATACAAAAATCCTGAACCTGCTGCACAAGTCCCGCTTCCCCACGGTCATGTGCCGTTCCATTGACGCAAGGCAGGTAGGTCTTTCCGAAGCAACAAACCTTCTGTACCTGGATGACTGTGTGGAAGGTCGTGAGGAAGCAAAGAACCGCCAACGGCTTGACGATAAATGGGAGGTTATTTCCGGCGATATTATCGGACGTGCCATTGAAGGTACACCCATTGTTATCTGCGGTACACGGTATTCTCTGTATGACCCTATTGGCCGTTTGCAGGAAGAAATGAAGAAGCAGGGCAAACGCATGAAGGTCATTGAAACCCCCGCTCTTGACCTGGTGACGGATGAAAGTAACTTTGAGTATGAGCGTGAGGGAAAGAAGGTTTTTACCACGAAGTATTTTCGTGACCAGCGTGAAATGCTGTCTGCGGAGCAGTTTGAAAGTGAATTTCAGCAGCAGCCGTTTGAAGCAAAAGGACTTCTGTTCCCGGAAGCCAGCCTGAACCGATACTTTGAACTTCCAGTTGACCGTGACCCAGATAGCGTGATTGCAGTTTGTGATACTGCGGATACGGGTGCTGACTACTGTTCCATGCCGATTGCGGCCATTTATGGGGAGGAAGTCTACATTGTGGATGTGGTATTTGATGACTCTCCCCCAGAGGTAACGAAGCCGGAGTGTGCGAAAGCACTTATGGATAATGGCGTGGTGGCGGCAACTTTTGAGAGCAATAACGCTGGTTCCTACTTTGCCCGTGATGTATCCCAGCTTTTGGAGGACAAGAAGTACACCTGCAATATTCGCACAAAGCGAACTATCAGTAACAAGCAGACCCGTATTGAGTTTGCTTCCGATACAATCATCAAGAAGTTTTACTTCAAAGACCCGTCTACCTATGCACGAAACAGTCAGTACGCAGAATTTATGAAGCAGGTCACAACCTATACCCGTTCCGGCAAGGTTCCCCATGATGACGCTCCTGACTCTCTTTCCCTGTTGGAAAACGAACTGCGGGGACTTGTTGGAGCGAAGGTTGAAATTATGCAGCGGCCTTTTTAATAAAAAAATTCTCCAATGGTTTGTGCCTGTACGGATTGACAAAAGCAATGGAGAGTTATATAATAACTATGAGTAAAATCACGCTTGAAAGGAGGTACGCCACGTGTCTGTTATGCAGTTGAATGGTAGACGTATGATTAAGACCGATGAAAGCGAAGTGACCAATGCTAACGTTGTTACCATTCTGCGAAAGGCGCTTCCTTTCCACTGGAAAAACCGTTCGGAAATCAATTATCTGTGGCATTACTATAAGGGCAGACAGCCTATCCTAAACCGGGTAAAGCTGGTGCGCCCTGAAATTGCTAACAGGATTGTTGAGAACAGGGCTGATGAAATTGTGTCGTTTAAGTCCGGCTATCTAATGGGTGAACCTTTGCAGTATGTAACCCGTGGGAACGCAGAGGGAATTGCGGACGCTATCAATCAGCTTAACGAATTTGTCTTTGCGGAGGAAAAGCCTGCGAAGGATAAGGAACTGGCTGACTGGTTCCATATCTGCGGAACGTCTTACCGTATGGTTCTCCCGGATGAAGAAGGAGAGGAAGATGACTCTCCCTTTGAGATTTATACGCTTGACCCACGCAATACGTTTGTGGTGTATCACAACGGCTTGGGAAATAAGCCAGTTCTGGGAGTAAAGTACGTAGTGGATGAAAAGGGCGTTGTCACCTACTCCTGCTACTCTAAGAATTACTATTTTGAGATTGTGGAGTCTAAGATTGTGAAGTCCGAACCTCACATTCTGGGTGATATACCTATCATTGAGTATCCGTTGAACCTTGCCCGTATCGGAGCCTTTGAACTGGTCATTCCCCTGCTGGACGCTATTAACCTGACAGACAGCAACCGTCTGGACGGTGTGGAACAGTTCATTCAGGCGCTACTTCTTTTCCATAACGTGGATATTTCTTCTGACGATTATGCAAAACTGCGTGAGGATGGGGCAATCAAGTTTAAGGACATTGACCCGAATTTGAAAGCAGAAGTGGCGTATCTGACCAATACCATGAACCAGGGGGAAACCCAAACTCTGGTTGACCATATGTACCAGACGGTGTTGACTATTTGTGGTATGCCGAACCGTAACGGCGGTTCTTCCACAAGTGACACGGGGTCTGCGGTTATCATGCGTGACGGGTGGTCTGACGCAGAAGCCCGTGCGAAAAACAGCGAATTGATGTTCAAGAAATCTGAACGGCGGTTCTTGAAATTGGTACTCAATATCTGCCGTACTCTGGTGAGTATGGATTTGAAAGTGCATAACATTGAAATCCGTTTTACCCGCCGTAACTACGAAAACATTTTGCAAAAGGCGCAGGTGCTTGACCTTCTGTTGAAGAACAACAAGGTTCATCCCCGTCTGGCCTTTGAACACTGTGGTCTTTTTGTGGATTCCGATTTGGCTTATGCGTTGAGCGCAGAGTACATGGAGGAACAGGAAAAGAAAGCCCAGGAATTGATGGAGCAGCAAAACCAGATGAAGGGAGAGGATGGAAATGACCCCGGTAATAACGAAGGAAATGGTGGCGCAGATGGAAACGCTGCTGAAACACGGGAGCAGAGTGGAACTGCTGATTGAGCAGGGTAAGGTGGCTATCGTGGAAATCAAGCGCAAGCTGAAAATGAAGGAAAACGAAACTGTTTAACCTGAACAAGGGTTCAGGTAGTCCAATGGGACTGTGAGCAAGATACGCTCATAGTCCCTTTTCTTTTTGAGGTAACAAGATGGATGAAGTTGTTTCCCGTTATCTTACGGCGCTTGATGAACTGAACATACTTACTTCCACCAGCTACTATCAGGCCGGAGGAAAAGACCCGGCTGACCGTGTAACCCAGATTACAGAGGATGTGCTTTCGTTCTTGATAAATGCCTATACACAAGGCATTGAGGGTGCAGAAATCATGCTTGGCTACGAATTGGAAGTCAACGTGGATTTGATGGAGGAAGCAATCTTTCTGATAATTGATGGAAAAACCTATGCTGACCGTGTGGCAGATCATGTTATGAGAAATGACCTTGCCGGATTAAAAACTCTGGTAGAGTCTGAATTTCACAGAGTCTACAATGCCGCTGTCAATGATGGTGGCAGAGAGTATGCAAACAATGGAAATTTTGGGGTCAACAAAACGTGGTTCACCATGAGGGACAACGATGTGAGGGATACCCACCGTTATCTGGAAGGTCAATCCATTCCGTTTGAGGAAGAATTTTTCACCTTTGATGGTGACCACGCTCCTTACCCTGGGCAGTTCGCAAAAGCGGAAAACAATGTAAACTGCCGATGTATTGTCCGGCTGACAACTGATGAATAGCGGGTGACCGCTTGACATGGTGAGGGAACACCTAAAAACGCAAACTCAAGACAAGAGGATAAAACGGAAAACAGTGCGGAGTGAACCGCCAACAATTAAACGCAAGGAGGACTTTGAAATGAGTTATTTGAGTGATTTGCTGGGTAAAGCCTACAAGGAAGGTATGACAGAGGATGAGATTTCCGCTGCCCTGGAAACCGTTGGACAGGGAAATGACGCAGAGGTAAACCGTCTGAAAGCTGCGCTGTCTAAGGCGAACTCCGAAGCTGCGGACTACAAGAAGCAGTTGAGAAGTAAGCAGTCCGATGATGAAGCCGCTGCTGCTGCCCAAAAAGAGGAACAGGACAGATTGGCGAAGGAAAACGCTGATTTGAAGCGCACTATCGCCCTGACTGACAGGAAGTCTAAACTTCTGGCTATGGGTTATGACGAAACCCTGGCTACCGAAACTGCTACCGCTATGGTTGACGGTGACATGGACAAGGTTCTGGCAAACCAGAACAAATACCTTGAAGTCCAGAAGAAAGCTATCCAGGCTGACGCAATGCGTAAGACTCCCCGCCCCGCTGCTGGTGATGAAGGTAACGGCGGTGGCATGGATTATGGGAAGAAGATTGCCGAAGCGAAAGCAAGCGGAGATATGACCGCCGCTGCTTACTACACCCGTCTGCAAGCCCAGGAAGCGGCCAGTCAGACGGACAATAAATGAAATTGGAGGTAACAGAAAATGCCTGATGTATTTGCAACCAGTTTTGGCGTACTGAACTATTCCGGTATGCTGTTCAATAAGGGTAACACCCGAACCCCGCTTTCTTCCATCATTGGCGGCAAAGCGAAAACTACGAACCATGTTGAGTTCGTGACCGGGCAGGAATATACCGCTGGCGGCGCTGGTTCCCAGCCCGCAATTTCCGAAACTGCTTCTCTGACCGCCCCGGACGCTACCGTGGTGACCCGTGAGCAGAAAACCAACGTGACCCAGATTTTCCAGGAGGCTGTTGGCATTTCCTATGCAAAGCAGTCTAACATGGGTACTCTGTCTGGTATCAATATTGAGAACCAGCAGGCCAATCCCATGAACGAACTGGACTTCCAGGTTGCGGCGAAAATCCAGAAGATTAACCGTGACATTGAGTACACCTTCATCAACGGTGTGTACAACAAGGCCACTTCTGACGCTACTGTGAACAAGACCCGTGGTCTGGTTCCGGCAATTACCACCAACGTGACCGATATGAGCGGCAAGCCCCTGGGGCTGTGGGATATTGCCGATATGGTGAAGAAGATTTACGGTGCAAACGCTCCTTCCGATGGCCTGTGTCTGTGGTGTGACGCTATTACCATGTTCCAGGTGAACGCTGACGCTGTGCAGAATGGCCTGACCGTGGTTCCTGCCGCCCGTGAGGTAAATGGCATTGCGCTGTCCAGCGTTGTGACTCCCCTGGGTATTGTTTACCTGTATCTGGGTGAGTGCCTGCCTGCGGGTACTGCGCTGCTGCTGAACCTGGATGTCATTGCTCCTGTGTATCAGCCCGTTCCTGGCAAGGGCAACTTCTTCCTGGAGCCGATGGCAAAGGTTGGCGCAGGTGAGAAGTACCAGCTGTTCGGCCAGATTGGCCTTGACCACGGCCCGGAGTGGTATCACGGCAAGTTCACTGGTATCTCTACTACCTTTGAGAAGCCTGCTTATAGCCGCTCTGTGTTTGTGGCTAATGCTGCGGACTTCCCCGGTGGCGGTGCGTAAGTGAGAAAGGAGGGTGGACAACATGACTGATACTGAAAAGCTGACAATGCTGAAAAGCATGACTGGTGAAACAGACGATGATGTGCTGTCCACCTACCTTGTTCTGGCAAAGGGCGTTGTCGTATCGAAAGCCTATCCGTATGGTGATGGGACAGAGGAAGTTCCTATCCAATACGATACCACCCAGGTTGAAATTGCCGCCTACCTGTTGAACAAGCGGGGTGCGGAGGGTGAAACGGCGCACAGTGAAAATGGCGTATCCCGTTCCTATGAGGACGGTGATATTCCCCCAACACTGTTGCGGCGTATAACTCCTATGGCGGGGGTGCTGGTATGAAGCTGATGAAGCGGAACCTGACTCCTGTTCATTACTGCCTGTACAAAGAGCGTATTGCTCTAAAGGATAAGGACGGATATGAGTCTGGTGAATATGGCGTAGGGTATGACAATCCCGTTGAAATGCGGTGCAGCGTATCCCCTGCTACGGGATACGCACAAGCACAGATGTTTGGCAACTTGGAGTCCTACGACAAGGTTCTCATTACGGACGATATGAGTTGTCCCATTGATGAAAACACGGTTCTTTTCATTGATAAGGAGCCGGAGTTCGATAATGCGGGAAAGCCGATTTACGACTACACGGTTCGCCGTGTGGCAAAGTCCCTCAACTTTATCTCCTACGCAGTGAGCAAGGTGAAAGTATCGTGAAGAAACGGGTCATTAAAGTATCGCTCAATGAACAAAGCATTGACCGTGCGATTAAAGAACTGGATAACTACAAGAAGTGGTTGGTTGATAAGACCAAAGAGTTCTTGAAAGCCCTGGCTGATGAAGGTGTGCAGATAGCGAGTGCGAAGTTTGCAAAAGCCGTTTATGACGGCACAAATGATGTTTCCTGTTCCGTTGAGGAACGGGGTGAAAACAAAATTGCAGTAGTAGCAGTTGGTAGTGCAACACTGTTTATTGAGTTCGGTACTGGCGTGAAATACCCGGACAATCACCCGGAAGCTGCGGAACACGGTATGATACGTGGCGGCTATGGTTACCGTCTTGGCCGCCTGGAAAAAGGTTGGCGTTACACAGGTGACCCCGGAAGCAATGGTGAGGTTATCACAGAAGGAAAACACGCCGGACAGGTTCACACCTATGGTAACCCGGCCAATATGTGTATGTATCAGACTGTGAGGGAATTGCAGGAGAAATTTGAGGAAATAGCAAGGAGGGTGTACGTATGACGGATTGCGAAAATGAGGTTTATACCAGACTTGCAACGGTTCTGCGTGATGTGTTTCCTGGCATAAATCTTGCCGGGGAATATGTAAAAGCCCCTTCTGGCTTCCCTCATGTGAGTATCACGCAGAGTGATAACTCTGTTGTAAGCGAAAGTATGACCGGGAGCAGTGAAATAGCGCAGGTCATGTTTGAGATTAACGTGTACTCCAATAAGACGGAGGGTAAGAAAACAGAGTGCAAGGAGATTATGAAGGTCATTGACAGTGTTCTGTTTAAGATGAACTTCAAGCGAATTTCTCTGACCCCTGTTCCGAACATGGAGGACGCAAGCATTTATCGGTTGGTATCCCGGTACAGGGTTGCCACTGATGGACACTATTTTTACAGGAGGTAACAAAGATGGCTACAAGCACCTATATGACTTTTCTCATGCACAAGAACTCCACTGGTGACACCTGGGAAAAGTTGATTGACATTACGGAGTTTCCTGACCTGGGTACTGACCCTGAAATGCTGGAAACCACCACCCTGTCTGACCGTATGCAGACCTTCATCATGGGTATTCAGGGCAACGAAGCTATGACCTTCAATACCAACTATGACAAGACTGGCTTTACCGCACTAAAGGCGCTGCGTAACAAGGTCGAGCAGTACGGCGTGTGGTTCGGAGGTACGGAGGAAGAGGACGGTACTGTTACTCCCACCGGAACCGAAGGTAGGTTCAACTTCCCCGGCCAGCTGAATGTCCGTGTGACGGGCGGCGGTGTGAACGAGGTTCGGGGCATGGCTATTACGATTGCGCCCACTGGCGTTATCGTGGAGGAATAATACAATTTCAAGAATTGGAGGAAATGAGCAATGGCTAAGCAGATTATCTTTACTTACGAAGGTAAGGACTACACGCTGGAATATACTCGGCGTACTATCAAACAGATGGAGGATGAAGGGTTTGTCGCAAGAAACATTGATGACCGTCCTATGACCCTTCTGCCTGCCCTTTTTGCAGGTGCTTTCAAGGCACATCACCGCTTTGTCAAGCAGGATTTGATTGAGGAAATTTATTCTCACCTGCCGAACAAGGATAAGCTGATTGAGAAGTTGGCAGAGATGTACAACGAACCCATTCAGTCCCTCATGGAGGAGCCGGAGGACACCGCAAAAAACGTGGATTGGATGGCAAGCTGGTAACGGACTTGCCGTCTGGGAAATTGGGGGACGGCGGCACAGGCCGTCCGTCCCCTGTTTTGCGTTACAGTGACAAATTTGAAGAACTATGCAGTTACTATATGAGCATTGGCATGACCTACCATGAGTATTGGGATGGGGACGCTACAATGGTCAAATATTTCAGAGAAGCGGATGAATTGAAACGGGAACGCCGTAACTCTGATTTGTGGCTGCAAGCCGCCTATATCTATGAAGCACTGCTTGACGCTTCCCCTGTCTTTAACCCGTTGAGCAAGAAAAACAAGCCGTTCCCGTTCCGTTCTGAACCTATCCCTATTACTACCAAAGGTAGCCGGGAGCAGGAGGAACGGAGCAAAAAGAAGCGGCTTGAGAATGGCAAGGAAGCAATGCGGGCTATGATGGCGGCTATCAATTCCCGCTTCAAAGAAAAGAAGAAAGGAGGGGACGCAGGCAATGAGTGTTGAAATGGAAGGGTTAGAGTTTCAAATTGAAACCACTGCCGAAGAAGGGGTTAAAGGCGTAGACGCATTAAGAAAAAGCCTTAGCAAGCTGAAATCGGTTACGAAAGGCGGTCTGGGGCTGTCTGCCAATGTAAAAGAACTCCAATCCCTGAATAAGGCATTGAGCGGGTTCCACATTGAAAAGCTACACAAGTCTTTGAAAGCCATTGGTGAGATGGGAAACGTCAAGATTTCCAGCAACATTGCAACACAGCTTGGGAACATTGTGGATGTGATGGAGAGAATTACCTTGTCCGATGTGGAGCGCCTTGAGGATATGACTAAGGCACTACGGGAACTGGGTGAGTTGAGCAATGTCAAAATTCCGAAGGTTACTGTACCCAGCAACGGTATCATTCACGATACTGGCGCTACACCTTCTGCTGGCGCTTCTGTAACACCCGCTACAAGTGGCGTGGAGAATGTAACTTCTACTGCACAGCAAGCCGGACAAGCAGTTGACCAGGTTACTTCTAAGACCAGTATTCTCAAACGTGTGTTGAGCAGTGTGGGCGGTGTGTTCAGCAAAGGTTTTTCCGTTGGAACCGGCGCACTGCATAAATTGGGCAATGCCCTGACTCAGGTTAAGGTTGCCGGAGAAAAGGCAAAAGATACGCTTGGTCGTATCAGAAAGAGCCTGGGTTCTGCATTGGCTGCAAAAGTCAAGCAAAATACCTCTGGTTTAGGGCAAATGTTTAACAGCCTGAAACGCATTGCCATGTACCGTGCTATTCGCTTCTTCTTGAGCGAACTGACGAAAGCCATGAGGGAGGGTATCAATAACCTCTATCAGTACAGCAATCTTATGGGCGGTACTTTCGCACAAAGCATGGATACCCTTGCTACCAGTGCTTCTTATCTCAAGAACAGTCTGGGGGCTATGGCTGCTCCTATCATCAATGCACTTGCCCCGGCAATCGACTTTGTGATTGACAAAATCGTAACGCTGCTCAATTACATCAATATGCTGTTCGCACGGCTTTCTGGCGCAACCACCTTCACGGCGGCAAAGAAAAATGCCCAGTCCTACGGTGACTCCCTTGAGAGCGCAGGAAGTTCCGCTTCCAAAGCGGCAAAAGAAATTCGTGACGCTACCACTGGTATTGATGAACTGAATATCATCATGCAAAAGGATGACACCAGCGGCGGCGGTGGCGGCGGTGCTACTGACTACGGTTCCATGTTTGAGGAACTTCCCATTGACAACAGCGTGAGCGAGTTTGCCGATAAGCTGAAACAGGCTTTCGACAACGCAGACTGGAAAACGCTGGGTACGCTGATTGGCGGTAAGGTCAATGAAATCATTGACTCTATCGACTGGGCGGGCATTGGAAACAAGATGGGTTATGCCATAAATGGGGCGGTGCAAACTGCATACTGGTTCTTAAAGACAGTTGACTTCCACAATCTGGGAGAGAGTGTAGCAACTCTTGTAAACAATGCTCTTGAACAGATTGATACGGAGTTTGTTGGCCGTTTGATTGTTAGGTGGTTTACAGTAGGATTGGATTTCGTGCTGGGCTTTCTTGGAGGTCTGGACTGGGGACTTCTTGCGAGAAAACTTAGTGACCTCATTAAGGGAGTCTTTGACGAAGCTACCGAATGGCTGAACGGTTATGATTGGTCGCAAATTGGCAAAGACCTTTGGGAAAACATCAAAGAAGTAGTCACCAACATTGACTGGGGTGGCATTGCAACTTCCATGTTTACCTTCCTGGGTACGGCTATTCGCTCTGCTGGACAATTCCTGGGTAGCTTCTTTGGCAGTATCGGTTCTGACATTAAAACATGGTGGGATAACGAGATTGCCGGAGAGGACTGGAAGCAGACAGGGTTGAACCTTCTGAACTGGATTGGAGAAGGGCTGACCGATATTGGCGGTTGGTGTATGACCAACATTATTGACCCTTTCTGCAACGCTCTATTGGGAGAAGAAAAGTGGGCTTCCATTAAGCAGGCCGGAGCCGATATGTGGGCAGGGTTTACGCAGGGGCTTACGGAGTTCTTTGCAGACCCCGGCGCATGGATTAAAACCAATATTGTTGACCCGTTGACAGAAGCCTTTGACGATGTGGATTTTGTCGAGTTTGCCGTTGGTGTTAAGAACACCGCTGCGGAGTGGTGGTCTAATGTGTGCGGATGGTGGGACGAGAAGGTAGGTGCTGTTCAGTCCTTTACCACTAATGTTACCAATAACGCTTCTACTTGGTGGACTAACACTAAGAATTGGTGGGCAGGCAAGGTAGGCAAAGTCAAAGAGTTTACCACGTCTGTTGCCAATCAGGCTACCGACTGGTGGAGCAAGGTCAATACATGGTGGGACGGAAAAGTGGGTTCTGTAAAGAATTTCACAACGTCTGTTGCCAATCATGTTTCTACCTGGTGGTCTAACGTTCAGTCCTGGTGGTCTGGCAAGGTTGGAGCCGTTCAGCAGTTTACCACAAGTGTTGCAGACCATTCCTATACCTGGTGGGAAAATGTGAAGTCCTGGTGGTCTGGGCATGTAGGAGCAGTTAAAGAGTTTACAACCACGGTCACCAACCAGGCTTCTACCTGGTGGAATAACGTGAAAACATGGTGGTCTGGCAAGGTGGGCGCGGTTCAGCAGTTCACAACGTCTGTAAAGAATGAAGCCAGTACCTGGTGGTCTAATGTTAAAACCTGGTGGAGCGGGAAGGTTGGAGCCGTGCAGCAGTTTACTACCAGTTTGAAAAATGACGCTCTGACATGGTGGAGTAACTGCAAATCCTGGTGGAGTGGGAAGGTTGGAGCCGTACAATCCTTCACCACAAACGTTGTCAACCAGGCTTATATCTGGTGGTCTAACGTTAAAACCTGGTGGTCTGGTGTGGTAGGTACTCTATCCGCAAAGGTTGGTATTGTCAATCAGGCTGCTACTTGGTGGAAAAATGTGAAGTCCTGGTGGAGTAATGCTGTTGGAACTCTTTGGGCAAGCCTTAATATCAAATTGCCAACGGTAAAAGTATCTTGGTATAAAGACCCCATTTTTGGAGCAATAGACCTTCCGTCTTTCAGTTTGGTATGGAACGCAAAGGGCGGTATTCTGGACGGCGCACAGCTTTTTGGTATGCTTGGAAACTCCTTCCTGGGCGGTGGAGAAGCCGGAAAGGAAGCCGTGCTTCCTCTGGAACGTCACACTGAATGGATGGACACTCTTGCCGAAAAGGTGAGAAGCGGTTTGCCGGAAGATGACAATGACTCCCCGAACTACTCTGGGTTCAAAAAGGCTATGGCTGATTTCTATGTAGAGTATGTGCAAGGGACAATGAACCAGATGGCAAGCGACATGAACAGGCAGGCCAACAAGAGAGAACAGACAACAGTACAAATTGGCAACCGCACTATTACGGACGCTGTGCAAACCCAGCGTGACGCAAATGGTTACAGCTTCACTTAAAGGGAGGGGAGAACAATGGCATATTTAGCAATCAACGGTTATGAACTCCCCTCCCCTAAGAGGGGCGTAGAACCTATCGTTACCACCCTGGTAGACGCAGGGCGTGACGCAAACGGTACGGTTGTCGGACAGCGCATTGGGCGTGACCAGTACAAACTCAACAACCTGGAATGGCCGTGGCTGACCGCTGAACAGTGGAGCCAGATACTTTCCATCCTGTCCAACTTCTTTGTTTACGTTACGTTCCCTGACCCCGTTACCAATAAACTTATCACCATCAAAATGTACTGTGGTGACCGAACAGCCGAACCCTATTATGTGGATGACAGCGGTATGCCGACTCACTACCGTAACTGCCGGGTGAACCTGATTGACGTAGGAGAGTGAGGATTATGCAGAAAGTATCTGATGAATACAGAGCCAGTATGAAATCCTCTCTGCGTGAGAGAGCCTACATTATGCTTTCTTTCGGCCTTGTCAATCAGGAAGCCCAGGCAAAGGCAAAGATTGAGGATGGTGATTTCACCCGGTACTCTAACACGGCAAACCTCTTTGGCAAGAAAACAGATGATACTATCTACGCTACACTGGAAGAAAATTTCACGAAGGTAGACGGGTCTATGTTCTTCTTGCCCAGAGGTACAGCCGTGGGCGGGTACTACGATACTGGCTTGACAAGCAATAACCTGATTTCTGACGGGGAGTTTTCTGTAACCATCAACCTGAATATTCTTCCTACGGATTTCCGTGGTATCACAATCAATTTTGGAGAGAATTATCCAGTTGATTTTGACATTGTGAGTGATGGAGGACGGACGGTAGAGTTTCGGGGAAATGACCAATCGGAGTTCACAACGGAGGAAGTGTTTGAGGATACGTCTAAGCTGACCCTGGTGTTCTATAAGATGAAGAACCTTAAAACCCGGCTGCGTATCTACTCTATCCGTTTCGGCTACGGCCTTGTTTATTATAACGACTCCGTAATGAGTTCCAGCTTGAGCAGCTATGTATCCCCTATCGGTGCGGATATTCCCCAGATTGATTTCACGGTCACGCTCAAAAACTACGATAAATACTTCAACGTGGATAACCCCAGTTCCGCTATCAACTTCCTGGAAACAGGACAGGACATGGATATTTATTATGGGTATCAGCTGCCAGAAAGCGGTGAAATCGAATGGATTAAGGGCAATCACCTTCTCTGTTCTGAATGGGAGTCCGATGACTACACTGCCACAATTCGCTGTCAAGATGTGTTCAGAAGTATGGACACAGAGTATTACAAGGGTATGTATAATGCCCAGGGGAAAAGCTATTTTGACCTTGCAGTGGAAATCATGCAGACCGCAGGCCAGACAGAATATTACATTGACCCCCGTTTGAAGTATCTGTACAGCAAGAACCCCATTCCCCGTGTGAAGTGCAAGGAAGCACTGCAAATTATCGCCAACGCCTGCCGCTGCGTTCTTTCCCAGTCCAGGGATGGTCTTATTCAAATAAAGTCCAACTTTAACCCTCTGGCAACGGTGAGTTCCAACGGAGAAGCCCCGTACTCTACGGTAGGAAGCATTATGAACACCGACACGAAAGACGAGTACGGAAGTTTTGCCCAGGGCTATACGGTGGTGGATGGAGGTATGCACTTTCTTCCCCGCAACACGAATAATGCCAACCTGAACACAGGTTATGTATCCAGCGCCCAGTCCGGCGCAGATGGAAAGTTCGCCGTAAATCCTGTACTGACTGTCACGCAGGAAGCTATCTGTATGTACTACGGTATCAGGCTGGTGTTCGGTCATGCACTCCCTTCTGGCATTGTGGTGAGAACCTACAACACTGGGAACCTGGTAGAGGAATACACGGTGACTGATACCATCCAGAAGGATATGGTTATTCACCATAACTTTGATGACTTTGACGTTATGCAGATTGAGTTCACTGGAACGGCTAATCCGTATAACCGCATTGTGGTCAATCACTTTGCCTTTGGTGATGTGACAGACTTCACGATGACGAAGGGCGATATGACTTCCTCTCCCAAAGCAATCAAGCAGGAAACTGTCAAGGAAGTCATTGTTCCATGTTTTAGCTATCAGACCGGGAACCCGGAGGAAAGCCTTGTGAGTGAGGAAGTAACCGTGACCGCAGGTGAGGAAATCACCTTCTACATGGGTGCTGCGTCCTATGGATACAGGGCTACTCTTGACGAAGGAACAGCAGGCGTGACACTGATTGCACAGGGAAATTTCTTTATGACAGCAAAGTTTGCGGCGGCTGGAACATTCCAGTTTGAGGTTTGGGGATACCGATACAAAATTGTGGAGAAGTACGCAACGGTAACGCTCCATAACCGGGGAAAAACAGTGAAGTGGTCTAATCCGCTTATCTCTGACATGAACATGGCACAAGACCTTGCTGAATGGATTGCGGACTACTATTCCGTAGGCACTGAGTATGAGTACACCACCAGGGGTAACCCGGAGATTGATGTGAACGATATTGTGTACCAGGAAAATGAGTTCCGTAACAACATGAAGGTGACGATTTATCGGGCAACGCTCAACTTCAACCAGTCTTTTTCTGGAAAAATTACCGCCCGGAGATTGGAGGGATAGTATGTGGCAGACACCTAAGACAGACTGGCACGGCGGCGTAAACGCTAACGGCCAGTACGAAGGGGACAGGTTCAATGCTGCGGACTTCAACCGTATCAAAAACAACCTTGACCACTTACGGGATATGGCTGTGGAACTGTACGACTCCTTCACCATCGTATCCCTGGGTACAGACCGTACCGCTGCGGACTACTTCTATGCTGATGAAATCAATCAACTGGAAGCTAACCTGGTAACCATCAATTCCAAAACACTCAATCGGGCATACGGAAACGCCCCTACCTATATGGAAAACGGCAACACAATGGATTTTGCCGAATTAAACAGATTGGAGGGAGCAATTCTTGACCTCTATGACCGTTTGAGCAACCAGACCAACGGAAGGAGGATGTTCACATGGAACTTTGGTATGAAAGGAGGGGGACTATAAATGGCATGGCAAATGCTTCCCACTGATTACACGGACGCTGTATGGGCTGGCCTGAAACGCTACACAGAAATCACCAATGATGACGGAACCGTATCTTTTCAGGACGTTACCCAGTATAGCAACCGGGACAATTCGTTTTTCGGGGCGCAGGACGCAAACCGAATGAACGAAGCCCTGAACACCATCATGTCTATGGTGGAGAATGGGACAGACCTGTACACAGATTTCCAGAACTACTTTACCACGCAAAAGGCCGCTTTCAAGGAAGAAGCTGACTCCATCAATGCGGACTTCAATGCCTATGTGGAGGACTTGGAAGCGCAAGGTGATTCCATCATCCAGACCATCCAGACCGACTACAAGACGCAGATTGAAACCTTTGAGGATACCCAGGAACAGGTATTCAACACATGGTTTGACACGATTAAAGGCCAACTTTCTGATGATGTAGCGGGAAATCTGCAAAACCAGATTACGGATGTGTCGGAGCGCACTATTCTTCTGAAAACCATGTGCCTGACCAACGATTTCATTTCTCCGCTTGCCACGGACGATGATACACTCACAGTCATTACCGATGACCTGGGTAACGCTATTATGGCTGACTGGAAATACAAGGAGGTTTAAGGAAAATGTCTACTCTGAAAATTGAAAACTCGAAGAAAATGGGTGACCTCACAGCATTGCAGACCGTAGAGGACTCCTATATGCTGTTCATCCATGACGGTAGCGGACTCAAGAAAGTAACTGCCGAAAATCTCAAGAAAGACCTGGCTGACCTGATTGCCGAAAACAAGGCTATTCTGGACAAGGTGACCGCAAGCGGCGCTGGCGCTCACAACTCTGTATACCGTGGGGCAAACCTGGGTACGTCCGTAACCTCTGCACAGTGGGCGGCAATCCAGGCGGGAACCTTTGACGATATGTACATTGGGGACTACTGGGTTATTGGCGGGGTCACTTACCGCATTGCCGCCTTTGACTACTATCTGCGGGCTGGCGATACGGATATGACTACTCACCACGTCACCCTGGTTCCTGACGTTCTTATGTACACTCATGTGATGAACGATACCAATGTTACCACTGGCGGTTATGTGGGCAGTAAGATGTACACCAGCGGCCTGATCCAGGCAAAGAATACCATCAACACTGCCTTTGGTTCTACCCATGTCCTTACGCACAGACAGTATTTGAGTAATGCTGTAACAAATGGCAGACCTTCCGGTGGTTCCTGGTATGACTCTACTGTGGAACTGATGACCGAACAGAATGTGTACGGAGGTAAGATTTTCGGAGCAGGGAATGACGGTTCTTCTGTTCCTGCGCTGTACACCGTGGATAAGAGCCAGTACCCGTTGTTCGCTTTCCGGCCTGACCTGATTTCCAACCGTCAGACCTTCTGGCTGCGTGACGTGGTATCCGCTGCCTATTTCGCCAATGTCGGCAACGGCGGCGGTGCGAACTACGGCAACGCTTCCCTCGTTGCTGGTGTGCGTCCCGCTTTCTCTATTAAATCCTAAATCGAAAATCCCCACCCCTTTATGGGGTGGGGTAAGGGAGAATAACAATGTCTGTATTGAAGAACAAACGAAAAGCGTCCCAGTTTGAAGTATTTCACCATCTGTACAAGGTACGCAAAGAAATAACGGAACTGCTTCTGCGGGATTTCGGATATTCCTATGAGAAAGCGGAAAAGCGTCTGCTGAAACACTTTGGAGGTAGACAATACCCTGAACTGACAGAAGCGGAGCGGGAGCGTTATGACCGTCTGAAAATAAAGTGGGAAGCCTTTGACGATTGGTTTATTTACGATGAAAGGCAGGTCATTGTGGACTGTCTGCGGGAAATCACGAAAGAGGTTTTCATTGCAAACAGTATCTACCCTACCTGCATGGAAGAACTTATTCAGAGAAGGATACACCAGGACGAAGCCATAGGCCAATGCTACCGCCTTGCACAGGAATTGCAGTATGCGATTGAAACCCTACCTGTGGATGTGAATACCTACCTGCGATTTGGTGAAGCGATACAGACAGAAATCAACCTGATTAAGGGTTGGAGAAAAGCGGACAACAAATTTAAGACTTCCGGGGCAATCTCTACTTCCGCTGCCAATTTCGCCAATGTCAACAACAACGGCAATGCGAACTACAACAACGCTTCCAACGTTAATGGTGTGCGTCCCGATTTCAATTCCGCAGTTAAATAGGCTTTTGACCGTTCTGCGGGTAGAGAAAGGAGAGATTGTCCCTCCACTATGGTAAATACGAAACACGACACCCACGCTTACGAGCGTACCAGTAATGGTGAAAGAGGTTATCAGCGTGAGATATTTGATGGAAATGTACTCTATGAGAGTTTTCTAAAAGCCAAACAGGGTAGCGATTGGAAGCCGCAGGTGCAAAGATTTGAAATGAACCTTTTATTTGAACTGTCCGAACTGCAACAGGAGCATGAAACCGGGAACCATGTGTTTCTACCATCTACGGAGTTCACGCTTCACGAAAGAGGAAAAGTCCGAAGGATTACAGGTGAGCAGATACATGACCGTGTTGCAAAACACGCTCTATGTGATGAAATTCTGACACCCGCCGTGAGGAAGTACCTTATTTATGATAACAGTGCAAGCATTAAAGGCCGTGAAATTGACTTCTCCCGGAACAGATTGCTGCACCATCTAAGAAGATACTACACCCTGCACGGTTCCAATGACGGATACATTCTTCTGATTGACTTTTCAAAATACTATGACAATATCCGGCATGACCGCCTGATGGAGCAATTTGAAAAGTACATCCATGACGAGAGGTCATTGAACTTTCTGCGAAAAGTGATTGACCGCTCTAAAGTAGATGTTTCCTACATGGACGATGAAGAATATGAAAGGTGCATGGAGAAGGTATTCAATTCCCTGGCTTATCAGGATGTGGACAAGAGCCTGCTGACTGGTGAGAAATTCATGTATAAACACCTGAACATAGGTGACCAGGTGGCGCAAATTGCCGGGATAATCTATCCGATACCGATTGACAATTATGTGAAAATCGTCAAGGGTGTAAAGTTCTACGGACGGTACATGGATGACTCCTACGCTATCCACGAAAGCAAAGAGTTTCTACAAGAGTTGCTGCAAGGTATTATCGCCATTGCAACCGAACTGGGTATCACGGTCAATATCCGTAAGACCCGTATCTGCAAGCTGTCCAGCTTGTGGCGGTTCCTTCAAGTGCAATACTCCCTGACTGAAACAGGCAGGGTCATTCAGAAAATCAATCCAAAGCGGTTGACTTGCATGAGAAGGAAAATGAAGAAGTTGGTTCATATCCTCACAGAGAAGGAGTTTGATGATTGGTACGGTTCGTGGTTCCGTAACCACTACCGCATTATGAGCAAGCAACAACGTGAGAATATGGACAGGCTTTATAACAATCTCAAGAAGGAGGTCTACAACGATGTACACAATCACTCTGGCTAATGGAACGAAGCTGGAAAACCTGGAACTGAACGGTAACAACTACATTGCCGAAGGGGTTATTGAGGACTCCGTGTTTCAGGACAACCTTTCTTCCGTGACTATCACGGACGGCGAAACCACCGAAACCTACACGGATATGGTGCTTATCAGCAACCGTGTGGACGGTGGCCGCTCCTGGTTTATTCTGGGGGAGAAAAGCCCGCAGGAAAAGGCTATGGAGCGTATCAACACTCTGCTTGAGTCCAATGCGAACAGCATTACAGACGTTCAGGTTGCTCTTGCAGAGGTGTATGAACTGGTTCTGATGGGAGGTGTGTAAGATGGCTAAGATTTACGCTGAACTTATCAGGAAGGGTATCAAGACCCTGGAAGATGTGCCCGCACAGTTGAGGGATGAAGTCAAGAAACTGTTGGAGGTATAACCATGCTGTTCCGTATTTTCGCCTGGAACGTGTGGATTATTGGAAGGAAGGAGGTGGATAAGATGGCTGTTATCTATGTTGCGCTCATCATCAAGGGTAAGCGTACCTTTGAGAGCGTTCCTGACCTGCTGAAAGACCAGGTGAAGGAACTGCTGATTGACCTGGAACTGGAAGCCCTGGTCACCGACTGAATGAAATCTGTTCCATAACAGGCAAAGGAAGAAGGTGATACCAATGGGAATGAAACAGTTTCTTATTCAGACGTACATCATTGCGCTGCCTATCATTCTGACTGCACTGACTGGATACGTGGTCTGGATATTGCAAAATCAGAAGAAGGACAGAAACGCAAACAGCAAAGGTACTATGCTTCTGCTGCGGGTGCAGCTGATTGAGTATCATGCAGAGTGGCAGGAACGGGGTTATGTGACCAAACATGGCCTGCAAAACTTCCTGGAAATGTATGACGCTTATCATGCCCTGGGTGGAAATGGCATGGTGACCGAACTTCTGAACGAAGTCAAGGAACTCCCCATACGGGGATAAATGAAAATGGCCGGGACAAAGGTTCCCGGTATGCGCTCAATGGGGCTGCGGATGAAAATTCCGTAGCCCCTTATTTTATTAAACGGAGGTAAGCATTATGAGCAACATCAACTGGATTGTGAGAATTAAGAACAAGAATTTCTGGCTGACCATCATTCCCGCCGTCCTGCTTCTGGTGCAGGTGGTGGCGGCTGTGTTCGGCTTTACTATTGACCTGGGTGACCTGGGCAACAGGCTTCTGGATGTGGTGAACGCTGCGTTTTCCGTGTTGGTTATCCTGGGTGTGGTGAATGACCCCACTACTGCGGGCATTTCCGACTCTAAGCAGGCAATGACCTACAATACTCCGAAGGAGGACTAAGCTATGAGCAACAGTTCCCTGGTGACATACACCAGAATTACAAAAAACAAGACAAGCCCCAGAAACCACAAGATTGACACCATCACCATTCACTGCATTGTGGGACAGTGGACTGCGAAGCAGGGGTGTGACTATTTTGCCACTACGGACAGGGAATGTTCCGCAAACTACGTGGTAGGCAAGGACGGGTCTATCGGCCTGTCTGTGGATGAAAAAGACCGTTCCTGGTGTTCTTCTTCCAGTTCCAATGACCATAGGGCTATTACCATTGAGGTAGCCAGTGACACCACCCACCCCTATGCAGTGACCGATAAGGCGTATGCAGCCCTTATTGAACTGGTGGCTGATATTTGCAAGCGCAACGGTATCAAGCGCCTGCTGTGGAAGGGTGACAAGTCCCTGGTTGGTCAAGTAGACAAGCAGAACATGACCGTTCACCGCTGGTTTGCGAACAAGGCTTGTCCCGGTGAATATCTGTACTCCCGTCATGGGGAGATTGCAGAGAAGGTAAACGCCATTCTTGCCGCTGCGGAAACCCCGGAAGTTACCCCTCCTTCTGCCCCTGTGGAGTCCGTGGACAATCCTTCCACGATTTGGAACTTTTTCAAGGGCAAGGGGTTGAATAATTTTGCGGTTGCGGGTATCATGGGTAATATCTATGCAGAGTCCGGCTTCAAGCCCACCAATCTGCAAAACGGCTATGAAAGCAAGCTGGGATATACCGATGACAGCTACACCGCCGCTGTGGATAGCGGAGCTTACACCAACTTTGTGAAGGACAGTGCGGGTTACGGACTGGCGCAGTGGACGTTTTGGAGCCGCAAGGAAGCCTTGCTGAATTACGCAAAATCCACTGGTAAATCTATCGGTGACCTGGGTATGCAGCTGGACTTCATGTGGAAGGAAATGCAGGGCTACAAGGCCATGATGACAACGCTGAACGGCGCAACGTCTGTTGCCGAAGCGTCCAATGCGGTTATGACCCAGTATGAGCGCCCTGCTGACCAGAGCGAAGCTGCCCAGGCCAAACGTGCGGGGTATGGACAGACCTACTACGATAAGTACGCAGGAGCCGCCCAGCAGCCCGCTACGGACGGTTTGTACCGGGTACAGGTTGGTGCATACTCCAAACTGGAAAACGCAAGCAGACAGCTTGCAGCTATCCAGGGCAAGGGTTTTGAAGCACTGGTGAAGAAGGTTGGGAACCTGTACAAGGTTCAGACTGGTGCGTACAGTGTTAAGGCAAATGCCGAAGCCCAGCTTGCCCGTGTCAAGGCCGCAGGCTTCACGGACGCATATATTACCACGGAGAGCGGTGGTACTGTGGTTGCCACTGACACCGTGCAGGAGCCGTCCTATGTGACCTACAAGGTCAAGAAGGGTGACTCTCTGTGGAGCATTGCAAAGGCCAATCTGGGTAACGGTAGCCGCTGGACGGAGATTAAGACCCTGAACAACCTGACCAGCAACACCATCTATCCCGGCCAGACACTTAAACTTCCTGATTAAATTTTCTCCATTGGTGAGGTTTTAAGTGGCAATGCGTTGTATGGTATAGCAGCGTCCCTTGAATTATCGGATTTGAAACGCTATCCTGGTGCATTGAAGATAAATCCGACAACCTACCACCCCTCTTGAGGTGGTAGGTTTTTTCGTGCAGTGACGTTAGGTTATAGGCAATGGTGACTTTGAAATGGTTATCATCTTCATCCCATACCGTTACATGGTTTACAAACAAGTCTATAAGCTGCCTGCGGAAATCTGCATCTTCAATATCACCATTCTTAAATTGGTTAAGCCAAAAGATAACTTGTTCCTTATCTAAATAACTTACTTTCTTTTCTTCCTTCTTTAGTTCTTCTTCCAGAGCCTTTTTATCCTTCTCCAACTCCACCATACGCTTGACCAGCGTTTCGGGTGCAAGGCCGTTCTCAATGGCCTTTGTGATGTTGGAGAGGGATAATTTTGTTTCATGCAGCTTGTCCTTGATGGCGGGAATATCAGTGCAGTGTTCTATGTCATGGAGATTGGTACGAATGGTGACTTCTGCAATCTGGTTGATATTTTCGTCTGTGAGTAAGGACATAGCGTCATTGATAACTATATCCTCTATGAAGTCTTTCCGCAGGTTCCGCTTGTGGCAGTCTTTGTGGAGGTTTTTCTTTCCATAGCACTCATAGTAGGAGTACCCAGCCGTCCCGTTGCTATTGGCGTTCATCTTAGAACCGCAATGGCCGCAGTACAGCTTGCCGGATAAGAGGTATATGTGCCTTGCCTTAAATTGCCCTGGGGCTTTTCCAGAAGATTTCATACGTGCCTGCACCTGATAGAATAGTTTCTTGTCAATGATGGCGGGGATAGCGTCCTCTGCCCGGTAGTCATGGAATTGGTACACACCAATATACCGCTCATTGTGGAACATTTTACTGAAAGAACTTTTCCCAAAGTTTGTGCCTTTGGAGGTCTTATATCCACGGGAATTGAACAGGCGGCATATATCCGCAACAGAATGACCTTCTGCGTACATTTCAAACGCCTGCCGGACGATGGGAGCCGTTTCTTCATCAATCACCAGCTTCTTACCCTCTGACTTGTAGCCCAGAGGAATTGCACCGCCAATGGAATTGTGCTTATAAGCTGACTCCTTCAATCCACGGGTGATTTTTTGGGACAACTCTGCACTATAAAACTCTGCCATACCCTCAAGCACAGACTCAAGAATGATACCTTCCGGGTCATTGCTGATATTCTCTGTGGCAGAGATAAGCTGCACACCGTTCTTTCTCAAGCGGTATTTGTAGTTGGCACTGTCATAGCGGGAGCGGGCAAACCTGTCCAGCTTATAGACAATAACCGCCTGGAAGTTCTTCTTTTCAGCGTCCTTTATCATGCGTAGAAACTCTACACGCTTCTCAATATCCTTGCTGGCTGATGTTGCCCGGTCTGCGTAAATTTCAATAATACGGAACCCGTGACGCTGGCAGAAATCAGAACAGACACGTACCTGACCCTCAATAGATTGTTCTGTCTGGTTTGCACTGGAATAGCGCACATACAAAACTACCTGTTTTATTTCCTCATACATGGTTCTTCCTCCATTCTGTGAAGTCAATTATCCGGCACTTACGGTTACCCCTTTTTCAGTATTATCCAATTCATTCATGCAGACCTGGATGATACGGAAACGGCCACTTGCGCTTGCTGCATGGAACGCTTTAAGGAGCAGTACTTCTTCCTCTGTTAGGGATTGCTCTAATTTTTGAATTTCTTTTACATCAGAAAGGCAAAACAGGTAATCCGCAGACACATTGAAGTACCGTGCCAATTTCAATATGTAATCTGCGCTGGGAAGATATTCACGTTTCTTCCACTTGCTGAAACTGCCGTTGGCAAGTCCAGCGGCTTTCTCAATAGCCTGGTTACTCAAACCAGTAGCTTTTACTAAGTCCATAATTCTGTCAACGGTATCCATAAAACATCCTCCCTAAATAATTTTGGGAAAACTCTAATTTAGCTATTGACATTTCGGGATTTCCCAAATATAATAGGGGATGTAAACAAGAGTTGTTTGCAGGGCGCAAGAAACCCGCCCACCCTGGAAGTATTTTTCGGAAGAAAATACGCCGGGTAGGTTGCCAATGCTATATGAGTGTCGCAACTCCATTATAAGCATTGAATACCTTCTTGTCAACTATTGTTTACAACACTTAGAAAGAAAGGAGGGAACGGACATGGAGGAACTTGACACTATTCGTGAACGATTGAAGAAGCACCGCCTGTCTTTTGTCTGGCTGATTTATCAGCTGCGTCAGAAGGGGGTCATTACCGACAAGACGGAAGTAAGTTCCGTGTTTGCCGGAACCCGAACTGGCGCAAAGGCTGACGCTATCGTGCAGACCACTAAGTATATCCTGAACGATTACGAACAGGGTAAGGTGTTCGTCCACGATGACTAAAATGCTGACTGTGCTTCTGGAAGAAACGCCCTTCTGTACCATCCTTGCCCGTAAGGTTGAAGCATACTTCCAGGACGAAGAAAACAGGAAGCGCTTTGAGGAATGGTACAAGAAGAAATACGGCAAGGACTACGAATGGAGGTAGGTGTTATGGTATGAAGTCATCAACCGTAAATAGGACGGTTGGCACTCGTTTTGAGAATGACCTATGTGACCTTCTGGCTGAATGTGGCTGGTGGGCGCACAACCTGGCACAGAACCAGACTGGGCAACCCGCAGACGTGATTGCGGCGAAGAACAACATTGCGGTTCTCATTGACTGCAAGGATTGTGAGAACAATCGCTTCCCTCTCTCCCGTATTGAGTGCAACCAGGAAGGGGCTATGACCCTCTGGGAAGCACGTGGTAACGCCTACTGCGCTTTTGCCATGAGATTGAATGACGGTGAAATCTACATGGTGCCATTTGATGAACTGACCATGCTGGAACTGCACGGGGTTAAGAGCCTGTCGGAGGATGACATACGCACGTATCCGTCCTTCTCACAGTGGATTTACCTCATGGAGGAAGCGGGATGTTGACGGAAATCGGTAGCACCATCAAAATCACAGACCCGTCACAAGAGATTATGGACTGGTGCAAAAGCAATCTGGTACTGGTCAACCCGGACTATCAAAAAAAGGTACGTATGCACCTGTGGGTGGGTGACACCCCGAAGCAACTCTTTCTTTACAGCATGAACGGCAATGACCTCATTCTTCCGTTTGGCTGTCTGCGGTCTATCCTCCCTCTCCTGGAAGGAGATTGGAAGAAACTGTACCGCAAACCAGTCAAGGTAGACTTTGGCGGGACTGTCCCGTTGTATGAGTATCAGGAAGAAGCGGTGGCCGCAATGCTTATCAACCACTACGGTATCCTGCAATCCCCCGCAGGCAGTGGTAAAACCCAGATGGGAATTGCACTGGCCGCTGCACTGGGAGTCAAGACCCTGTGGTTGACGCACACAAAAGACCTGCTGACCCAGAGTAAGGCCAGAGCAGCGCAGTACATAAACCCTGACCTGCTTGGCACTATCACCGAAGGTAAGGTGGACATAGGCCAGTCAATGACCTTTGCCACTGTCCAGACGATGTGCAAGGTTGACCTGGAACAGTATAGGGATGAATGGGACTGCATTATTGTGGATGAATGTCACCGTGTAAGCGGCACACCCACGGCGGTAACCCAGTTCAGCAAGGTACTCAACTCCCTGCGGGCAAGGCACAAATACGGTCTATCGGCAACGGTACACCGGGCAGACGGCCTTATCAAGGCCACATACGCCATGATTGGTGAAGTGGTTTGGACAGTCCCGGACGAAGCGGTCAAGTCCAGAGTGATGACCGTTCACGTTCACCCGAAGGGTACAGGCGTGGGCATGAGTGCCAGCTTCCTGAACAGTGACGGTACAGTCAACTACGCTAAGTTGATTTCTTACCTGACCGAACTGGAAGCCCGCAATAAGTTCATCATGGATGACCTGATGGAGAGCCGTGACCACTACAATCTGGTTCTCTCCGAAAGAGTGGGTCACCTGAAAGAACTCTACTCCATGCTTCCCCCGGCGCTGAAAGCCCAGGCTGCGGTCATTGATGGAACGATGACCAGCAAGGCGAAGAAAGCAGAGCGGGAGCAAGCCATTGAGGATATGCGCACTGGCCGGAAACGGTATTTGTTCGCAACCTACGCACTGGCGAAGGAAGGACTGGATATTCCCAGACTTGACCGCCTTTTCCTGACCACCCCTCAAAAGGACTACGCAGTCATTGTACAGAGTGTAGGCCGGGTGGCAAGAACCTTTAAGGACAAGCAGCAACCTATTGTTTATGACTACGTAGACAATATCCGTTCTCTACTCAAGTCATACAAGCAGCGCTGCACCAGCTACCGTAAGTGTGGCTGCAAAATCATTGAATAAGAATATGGAGGACTAAGTAATGAAGTTGTTTAGAACTATTGAAGCAGTGGCCGATGGTCACTACTGCGTGGGTGACGTTATCACCTTCACCCTCAATGACGGTGAAGAAGTGGAAGCCCTGGCCGTAAAGCAGGAGCAGGACGGCATGATTTTCGTTCTGGTGGACTGCCTGCGTAAGAAGTATTCCATGAACCGTACCAGTTCCAACCGTGGAGGGTACAAGTCCTACGCACTGCGTAAGGCGCTCAACACTGAAATCCTTGACCGCTTCCCGGCTGAAATTCGTGAGAAGATGGTAGCTTTTGAGAGTGGTGACCTGCTGCGCCTGCCCACGGAGCGTGAGATTTTCGGCTACAACCCCTACGGTGAGAAGGAGCCGGATGACGTGGAACAGTGGGAGCCTATGAAAGACCGCCGCAACCGCATTGCGTTCCAGGGAAGCAAGACCGGGACGTGGGAATGGTACTGGTTGCAGAACAAGGTGGAAGGTTCCGCTGCCTATTTCGCCCGTGTCAGCCACAACGGCGCTGCGGCCTGCGGCGACGCTTCCGACGTTCGTGGTGTGCGTCCCGCTTTCAAAATCTAAAATCACACCCCTTCATGGGGTGTGAGGATGAAGGAGGACGCACTAATGACTCAACACATTCTGTCATTGAGTTACGGAAAAGACAGTCTGGCTTGCCTTGGTGCAATTAAGATGCTTGGCTGGCCGCTTGACCGTATCGTTCATGCGGAAGCGTGGGCTACCGATACCATACCTGCTGACTTGCCGCCTATGGTTGAGTTCAAGCGCAAGGCCGATGAAATTATCAAACGCCGTTTTGGAATTGAGGTAGAGCATATCTACGCTATGGACAAAAATGGCAACAAGCAAACCTATGAGAAAATTTTCTACCGTACTCCGACAAGAAAACCGGGAGGGACGTTCAAAGAAGGTTCCAATGCTGGGTTCCCGTACACAAAGGGAGCCTGGTGCAATGACCGACTCAAAACCAACCCGCTTGACAGCGTAAAGCATACTCCCCCCCCAATGCCGGATATACGGCTTCCCAATGCGGAAAGGAAACTGGTGTAACTCCGACCTCAAAATGGCGGCGCTGCGAAAAGTTTTCCAATAGCCCCGTGTCACAGGGGGCTGACATAAATACTGTGGTGCAATATGTGGGTATTGCGGCTGATGAACCTGTCCGTTTAGAACGCTTAGACGGTATAACGAAAATCTCACCGTTGGCGGCAATCGGATGGACAGAAGCAGACGCAAGGCAGTGGTGTGAGGATAATGACCTTTTGTCCCCTATATACACCACCGCAACCCGTGGCGGCTGTTGGTTCTGTCATAACCAGGGTATCGACCAGTTAAGACAACTCCGAAAGAACTACCCTGACCTCTGGGCGCTTCTTATGAAGTGGGACTTGGACTCCCCGGTGTCGTTTCATTCCGATGGACGAACAGTCCACGATTTTGATAGGCGCTTCCAGTTTGAGGATAAGGGGTTGGTTCCAACGGACAGACGGTTCCGCTGGAAAATGATTGAAGAAGGAGGTACTTAATGCTGAACGTGTTATCGCTGTTCAGCGGCATAGGAGCCTTTGAAAGGGCGCTGGAAAACGTGGGGATTGCCTACAATCTGGTTGGCTATTGTGAGATTGACAAGTATGCAAGTAAAGCATACGCCCTTCTCCACGAAGTCCCGGAAAGCATGAACTACGGTGACATTACAAAGATTGATGAAACCCAGTTGCCCCGCAACCTTGACCTCATAACCTACGGGTTCCCGTGTCAAGACATTTCTATTGCCGGAGAAAAGAAAGGACTGGTGGATAGTGAAGGTAAGAAAACCCGAAGCGGCCTGTTCTTTGACGCACTCCGCATTATAGAAGCTACCCGTCCCAAAATTGCGATTGCGGAAAACGTGAAGCATTTGACCAGCAAGAGCATGAAGCCTGTCTTTGGCCTTGTGTTGAAAAGCCTTGAAGAAGCTGGCTACAACAATTACTGGCAGGTTATGAACTGCGCTGACTACGAACTTCCGCAGAGCCGTGAGCGGGTCTTGATTGTATCAATTCGCAAGGACGTGGACGATGGGAAGTTTAGCTTCCCCGCTACCGTGCCGCTGACAACCTGCATGGGTGACTATCTGGATGATGAAGTACCTGAACAATTCTATCTATCCGAAGATAAAACCCAGAGCGTCATTACCCACAACGCTGCGCACCCCGGCCATATCGGTGACAGGGGGGATATGCTCCACGCTCCTGTCCAGGGACTACAAAGACCCGAAGGTGGTGAAGTGCAAGGTGGTAATTAAGCAAATTGCCGACTTGCAGCACTACGGAAACGACCAGATGAACCGGGTTTACTCACCAGACGGCCTATGCCCAACCTTGAAAACCGTATCAGGGGGGGACGTGAGGTGAAAGTTTACGATGGTGAGCGTTACCGCAAACTGACTCCTACGGAGTATTTCAGGTTGATGGGCTTCACTGACGCTGACGTGGAACTGCTGATGAACAACGGCATTTCCAAAACCCAGATTTACAAGATGGCTGGCAACTCCATCCCTGTGAAAATGCTGGAACACCTATTCAGGGCGGTGTATCCGAAGCGCAAAGTTGCCGACCTGATACTAAACTCCCTGAAAATCCTTGAGGAAGGGAGGTAACCTATTGGTTCCGAACACTTACATTTTCGACTGTGAGGTATTCGCCCACGATTGGCTGTTTGTGTTCAAAGAGGTAGCAACCGGGAGATATACGGTAATTCATAACGACAATGACGCAGTGCTGGCGTTCATGGAGCAGGAACCCTACTTGGGCGGCTTCAACAACAAGCACTACGATAACCACATACTCAAGGCCGTTATGATTGGCGCAGACCCAGAAACCGTAAAGCAGGTCAATGACCTCATTATTGTAGAGGAAATTGACGGCTGGGACATTCCGTACTTACGTGACTACAAGGTGTTCTTCCATAGCTTTGACCTGATGGATGACTGTCAAGATGGCATATCCCTGAAAGGCATTGAAGCGCACCTGGGTATTCCCATTGAGGAAACGGAAGTGGACTTCAATATCACCCGTAAGCTGACCGCTGCGGAGTTGGAGCAGACCATCAAATACTGTAAGTATGACGTGGACGCTACGGAAATTCTTTACAATCTGCGTCAGAATTACCTAAAGAACAAAGCCACTCTGGGCAGAGTCCGGGGGTTGGATGAACGCAAGGCCATGTATATGACCAATGCAAAACTGACCTCTGTGTATCTTAGCGCAGTCAGACCCACAAAACCGTGGACGGATGAACGGGATTATGAATACCCGGACAAACTGTTGCGGGAATACATACCGCAGGAAGTCTTTGACTTCTTTGACAGACTCCATGACCCCACAATCCCAAACATTGACCTGTTCGGCGGCTACGATGAACACGGCAAGAAGATTAAGGGCGCAAGCCTGGAAATCAGGCTTGGTGAGTGTATCATCACCCTGGCCTACGGCGGTATCCACGGTGCAATTCCAAACTATGTTGAAATCGCCACGGTAGAACGCTCCATCCGAAACAAGGACGTTGCGTCCTACTATCCACACCTGATGACCATACCATTGTCCGAAGGAAAACAGTACGGATATTGCAGCAGAAACATTCCCTCTCCGCAGGTATTTGTTCAAACTCTGGAAGATAGAGTTAAGGCGAAGAAAGCGGGTGACAAGGATACGGCCAACGCTCTCAAACTGGTACTGAATACCACCTATGGAACAATGCTTAATGGCCGGAACGGAGTGGCCTACAATGACCTGTATGACCCCCTGATGGGGAGAAGCGTATGTATCACTGGACAACTCCTGCTGCTGGAACTCTCTGTTCACTTGACCCGTGAGTGTCCTACCCTCAAAATCATCCAGCTTAACACGGATGGTATCATGGTTAGTTTCGATAACTCCGATGAAGCGAAGTGGCAGGAAATCACCCAGGAATGGCAGGACAGAACAGGGTTTGAACTGGAAGAAGATTTTATCCAAAAAATTGTCCAGAAGGACGTAAATAACTACGTTGAAGTTCCTGTTGACGGCGGTAAGCCGAAGGTGAAAGGTGGACAGCTTGTCCGTGGTATCCTGACCAACGGCAATATCGACTTCACCACAATGGGGTTACCGCCCTGGGATAACATGACTGGCGGCGCTTTCAACATCAACAACAACGCCGTTGTAGTTGCAAGGGCAATCCGTGACTACTTTGTGGACGGTACACCCCCGGAAAAAACCATAGGGGACTGCACCAGTATTCTTGACTTTCAGTTGATAGCGAAAGTAGGGGGCAAATATTCTGGCGTAGTTCACATGGTTGGCAACCGGGAAATCCCAGTACAGAAGGTGAACCGGGTTTATGCCACTGCTGACCGCAATTATGGAACGCTCTACAAGACCCATGCAGTGACGGGCAATCCGGCAAAGGTGGCCGGACTCCCCACACATTGCGTGGTGGACAACAACAATCACCTGCCCATTGAGGTTGTAGACCGTAAATGGTACGTGAAGCAGGCACAGAAGTATATCAATGACTTTCTGGGTATTAAGCCGCCCAGAAAAAACACCAGGAAGATTAACTCACTCAAGAAGAAATCCCTGGCACTATTCGATTAAGGAGGATATGTATTATGACTTTTGCTGCTGTTGAAAAAGCCCTGCGTGAGGGCAAGAAAATCAAACTTCCGAAGTGGAAGAACGCCTACTGGTACATGAAGGACGGCGTACTGATGAACCACTTTGAGGACGCTCCTGTTGAGAAGGATGTTCCCACCACCCGCCTGTTTCCCCATGACCTGTTGTGGGTTTTGCGGGATGACTGGGAGATTGTGGAGGACGATGAGCAGACCTCTAACCTTACGGCCACTCTTGTTCCTGTGCCGGACTTCTCTTTCAGCGTGGCGCTGGATTATCTCAAGCAGGGCAAGAAGGTTGCCCGCAAGGGTTGGAACGGCAAGGGAATGTTCCTTGTGCTTTGTCCTGGCAGTGCTGTTCCTGCTGACCGTATGAAGGTTAAAGCAGTCAAGAAATTTTATCAGGACGTGAAACAGGACACGGTTATCATCAATCCGCATATTGATATGAAAGCTGCTGACGGGACATACGTTACGGGTTGGCTGGCTTCCCAGACCGATATGCTGGCCGATGACTGGAACATTGTAGAGTAAGGAGGAAACCGCAATGGCTAATATCTATGAAACCATGAATGTTCGTCAGAAATTGGCGAAAGCCCGCCTGTACTTCCTGAACCAGAAGGTTCAGAAGTCCGGCAAGAATATGCACCTTGAGTTCAAGTATTTTGAGTTGGAGGATATTGTTCCCCCGGCAATCCGCATTTTCGCCCGTGTGGGGCTGACTACCAACATCGAGTTTACCGATGACAAGGCTGTTATGAGCGTGTTCAACGCTGACAACATTGAGGAAGCCCCGATGACCTTTACCGTCCCGTATCGTGAGGTCAAGCCGATTGTCAGCAATCAGGGCAAGGAAGTGACCAACCCCATGCAGGCGCTTGGTTCTTCCATCACCTACCTGCGCCGTTACCTGTGGATGGCCGTGCTGGACATTACGGAACCTGACGATGTGGACGCAAGCCTGGGTTCTACGGACAATACGGAGGAAACCAGTGAGTTTGCGGAAGAAGCCGCTGCCGCAGAAGCCGCTGCCCCTGCAAAGGCTGATAAGAAGGGCAAGAAGAAAGCCCCGGCTACCGCTGCGGAGCGTAAGCAGGCAAAGGAAGAACTGACTTCCGCTGACGGCGCTGCCAGTGAGGAACAGATTGCCAACCTCAAGACCCTGTGCAAAGACCTGATGGAAAAAGATGAAGCCCAGGAGGATTTTGTTCAGCAGATTGCTATGAAAACCGATGGGTTCACCAACATCACCGCTTCTGCCTGCACCGCCCTGTGCCAGAACCTTGAGGAAATCATTTCTCAGTATGGGGAGTAAGGAGGTTGCTTATGCCGAACATTCAGTATAAGGAAATCAACTTTCGACAATCCAGCTTGACCTGATTAAATTGGTCAACCAGGTTATTCAGGAATATCAGGCGCAGGGTTATGAACTAACTTTGCGGCAAGCGTATTACCAGTTAGTTGCACGTGGCTATATCCCTAACAATGAGAGAAGCTACAAAAACATAGGTAATCTCATAAATGATGGCAGACTGGCCGGACTAATTGATTGGTATGCAATCACTGACCGAACCAGAAATCTCCGTGGCAATTCTCACTGGGACACACCCGCAGAAGTAATTGAGTCTGCAAAATATTCCTATCGTCTGGATAAGTGGGAGGGACAGCCGAACTACGTTGAGGTATGGGTTGAGAAAGACGCCCTGGTGGACGTTGTAGGACAGGCTTGCCGTCCTCTGGACGTACCTTTCTTTTCTTGCCGTGGATACACTTCCCAATCTGAAATGTGGGCTGCGGCGCAGAGATTTATCCGCAGAGATGACCGGGAACAACGTATTATTATCCACCTGGGTGACCATGACCCGTCAGGGATTGATATGACCCGTGATATTCAGGAACGGCTTGAAATGTTTGGTGCGGACGTGATTGTTAAGCGTGTTGCCTTGACAATGGAACAGATTGACTTCTACACTCCACCACCTAACCCAGCCAAACTGACAGATAGCCGTTGCTGGGGTTATATCCAGAAGTTTGGAAACGAGTCTTGGGAGTTGGACGCATTGGAACCTAATGTCATAACAGACCTTATTACGGAGCAAGTCACTATGTATCGTGACGATACCCTGTATCAGCAGGTATGTGACCAGGAACGCCGGGAAAAGAGAGAATTGCAACTTCTCTGCGACAACTATTCCGAAGCAGTATCCTTCCTGAAGGAGGGCTACTGATTATGGACAAAGTTCAGGTTCACGCTGAAATCTGCGATAACATCAAAGTTCTATACCAACGCAAGAACGCAGATTACGGGGACAGTTTTGCGAAAGCAAGACGGGAGGTTCCAAACTACACACTTGGTAAGCTATATGATAAGTTCCAGAGGTATATGACTCTCACCCGCAATGGTGAACATACCGCCCAGGTTGATGAAACTCTGGATGATACTTTGATGGACTTGGCTAACTACGCCATTATGGAACTTACCGAAAGAAAATGTGAGAAGGAGGTACAGACAGTATGAGAAAACTGCTGCGTAGTGTCGCACGACACAACATGAAACGTGCTGGTATCCAGCACATGAACCGCAAAGGCGGGGACGGAAAGTCCTTCTTTGCCCGCAACTGGCGCAATTACGTGTAAGGGAGGTAGAAATCCATGAAGTGGAATGACAATGGTACTATCTCCATCACACCCCCGGCCAGACCTAAGAAGTGTACAGGTACACGGCTTGCGGCCATTATGGGGCTGAACCAGTGGACTACCCCGTTCAATGCCTGGTGTGCTATCACCCGTACCTATGAGGAACCTTTTGTAGATACCATCTACACTCTGGCTGGTAAAGCCATTGAGCCGAAGCAGGCAGAGTACATGAAAGGCAAGTATTTCTGGAAGAACCTTGTCACACCTACCGATGTGTACGGTGCAGACTACTTCAAGAAAACCTGGGGTGACTTCTTCAAGGATGAACCCATTTTCGGAGGTATGTGGGACTACCTGTTTGTGGACAAGGACGGCAAGCCTACTACTGTGATGGAAATGAAAACCACAAAACGTGCGGAGGACTGGATTGACGGTATTCCGGAGTATTACGCATTGCAGGCTGCGCTTTATGCCTATCTGCTTGGCGTGGATGACGTTATCATGGTCTGCTCTATCCTTGAGGATAAGGATTATGACAAGCCGGAAGATTTTGTGGTCACACCTGAAAATACCTTTGAGCGGCCTTTCAAGGTATCGGAGCGTTACCCGAACCTGGACAAGACCCTCAAGAAGGTTGAAGCCTGGTGGAAGAAGCACGTGGAGGGTGGCGTTTCTCCGAAGTATGACGAGAAGAAAGACGCTGAAATCCTCAAAGTTCTCCGTGCCAACAATCTGTCCCCGGACAGCGACATTGACGCTATGATTGCCGAAGCGGAGCAGTTGCAGGGCAAGATTGATAAGGTCATGGAGGGCATTGCCGAAGATGAAAAGCGGCTGAAAACGCTGAAAGACCTTATTAAGGAAGCCTGCGTTGAAAAGTTCAGGGATGGTGATAAGCAGGTCATCATTAAAGGTTCCCGGTTTGACTGGGTTACCGCAAAAAGTACGTCCCTCAAGGTGGACGAAGCTGCTATGAAGAAGGACGGGGTTCTGGATAAGTACAAGACGAAAGAAAGCGTCACCTACCGCCTGACCCCGAAAGAAAGAAAGGAGTAAAGCCCCTATGTACATTAACCCTATTCTGTTTGGAGTCCTTACGACTCTTTTCGCAGAAATCGTAACCGTCAATCTGTGCATGATTGCACTGTATGCGGTTAAGACCAAACGCAATAAGCGTACAACCAAAGGAGGAAAATACAATGGCTAAGATTGGATTGAGTGAGGGCTTCTCCCTTATCCCGGAAGGAACCCACGTGTTCCAGATTACCGCCGTCAACTACAAGGAGGACTTTGGCAAGATGGAAATTACCATGCAGCTTGCCAACGGCCAGAAGCATATCGAAAGGTTCTCCCTGCTGAACAAAGACGGCGAACCGAACCAGGGCGGTCTGAACGCTTTCAGCTACTTTGCAAAGGTGGCGTTGAACGATTTCTCCCTGTCTGAAATCGACCATGAGGATTTGATTGGGTGCTTTATCCGCTGTGACGTGGAGCATGAGGAAGTGGAGTCCAACCGTAACCCCGGCAAAATGCTCAAGTTCGCCCGTCTGGGTGACAAGGAGTCTGCTGACGGCTATGACGAAGCCCCCGCTCCTGCCGCAAAGAAGTCCCCTGCTAAGACTACTACTCCTACCCAGGGCAAGCCTGCTGGTGGAAAGAAGCCCTTTGACCTCAACAGTATTTTGGGATAAGTCCCGGATGTAAGCAGCGGAGAGGGAGAAGTGATAGCTTCAATCTCTCCAATGCTTATTTCTATTATCCGTTACTTTAAGGAAAGGAGTCAAGACATGAGCAAAAGTACAACTAAGCCGGAGCGTATTGAGAAGTTCCGCAATCTGTTTTCGGCTATTTATCCCGCAGAGGTACATGAACGCCTGTGTGATGAACTGAACGCTATGGGGTTCTTTGACGCTCCTGCGTCTACGAAGTATCACGGTAACTATTCGGGAGGTCTGTTTGACCACTGCTACGAAGTCACCAATGCCCTTCTCAAGCTGACTGACCAACTGCACCTGCAATGGCAACGGCCTGAAAGCCCGTATCTGGTAGGTATGCTGCATGACCTGTGCAAGTGTGACCAGTATCAATATATCACCGCTACCCGTGAATGCGTTTATAAGAAAGACCTGTCTTTGAATGGTCACGGTGATAAGTCAGTCATTTTGGCGCAAACCCTTGTAGAACTGACAGGTGAAGAAATTCTGTGTATCCGTTGGCACATGGGAGCCTACGATGAAAAGGAGAACTGGAACAGCCTGGGTGCTGCCATTGAGCAATATCCCAACGTTCTCTACACCCACACAGCGGATATGATTGCGTCCCGTATCATTGGGATTTAAGGAGGACGGCATTATGGGAACTTTCATTTTGCTGGTCATTCTTATCTTTTACGGTATCCTCATGTTTGCCCTGGGCATTGTTACCGGGGCGGTGGCGGCTACCGCAACACTTAAACAAAAGGAGGAACAGAACGATGAACGGAAATGAGTATCAGAACCTTGCCATGCGTACTTGCAGTATTCCTTATGAGAAGAAGAATGACCGTCTGCTTCATGCGGTATTTGGCCTGACTTCCGAAGCCGGAGAGGTTGCAGGTATCATGCAGAAGGTCTACCAGGGACATGAGTTCGACAAGGAGCATATCAAGAAGGAATTGGGTGATTGTCTGTGGATGATTGCAGAAGCCTGTGACGCTCTTGGATTTTCTATGGACGATGTTATGCAACTCAACATCGACAAGCTGAAAGCCCGTTACCCGGAGGGTTTTACGGCTGAAAGGTCTTTGCACCGTCAAGCGGGGGATGTGTGATGAATTACCACAATATCACATTCGATGATATGAACAACGGTGACGGGCTGCGGGTAGTCCTCTGGGTAGCAGGGTGTGAACACCACTGTAAGAACTGCCAGAACCCCGTCACATGGGAGCCGGAAGATGGTATTCCCTTTGGCTTGCAGGATAAAAAAGAACTGCTTGGAGCATTGGAGAAGGATTACATTGCTGGTATCACCTTCTCTGGCGGTGACCCGCTCCACCCTGCAAACCGTGCGGATGTGAAATCCCTTATGGAGTCTGTAAAGCAGAAGTTTCCCGGAAAAACCGTCTGGGTCTACACAGGGTACACATGGGCAGAAATCATGGACAATGAGGAAATGGCTGGCATGATGGCCTATGTGGACGTTCTGGTAGACGGACGATTTGTAAATGACTTGCTGGATGTGAATTATCCCTGGGCGGGAAGTACCAATCAGAAAGTCATTGATGTACAAAAATCACTCAAGGAAGGGAGGGTCATTCTCCATGAAAGTCATTAAGAAAGATGGCACTCTGGAAGAATTTGACGGCCAGAAGATTGTCAATGCGGTTAGCAAGTCTGCCGCACGTGTAATGGTAACTATAACAGATAGCGATTTCCACGACCTGGTATCTGCGGTCATTCGTATCATCCACCAGAAAGAGCTTGAGGAAATCCCCGTATCTGAAATGCACAACATCATGGAGCAGGTTCTTGAGAACTTCAATCCGGCTGTGGCGAAATCCTATAAGGACTACCGCAACTACAAAAAGGATTTTGTTCACATGATGGATGAAGTATTCATGCAGTCCCAGTCCATCCGCTTTATCGGTGACAAGGAAAATGCAAATACGGACTCCGCACTGGTGGCAACCAAACGCTGCCTGATTTTCAACGAACTCAACAAGCGCCTGTACAGAAAGTTCTTTATGACCCGTGACGAGTTGCAGGCTTGCAAAGAGGGATATATCTACATCCATGACCAGTCTGCACGTTTGGACACCATCAACTGTTGCCTGTGTGATGTGGGTCATGTGATGGAGGGCGGCTTTGAAATGGGCAACGTCTGGTACAATGAGCCGAAGTCCCTTGACACGGCCTTTGACGTGCTGGGTGATATTATCCTGGCTACTGCTTCCCAGCAGTACGGCGGCTTCACTGTGCCGGAGGTTGACAAAATCCTGTCCCCTTATGCGGTCAAGTCCTATGACAAGTACGTTGAAGAATACATGGATAATGCGTTTCACCTGGGCGCTGACCATGATACCGCCCAGCGATTGAGCCGGGAATACGCTTTGAACAAGGTTCAGCGTGAGTTTGAGCAGGGCTTCCAGGGCATTGAAATGAAGCTGAACACCGTGGGCAGTTCCCGTGGTGATTACCCATTTATTACTATGACCTTTGGTCTGGCTACTGACACCTTTGGCAAGATGGCCGCAAAGACGTTCCTGCGGGTTCACCAGAACGGACAGGGCAAGCCCGGTAACAAGAAGCCCGTACTGTTCCCGAAGCTGGTTTTTCTCTACGATGAAGCACTGCATGGTGAGGGCTGCGTGAATGAGGATGTGTTTGAAGCAGGTATTCAGTGTTCTGCCAAAACCATGTACCCTGATTGGCTTTCTCTCACTGGTGAGGGATATGTAGCGTCCATGTACAAGAAGTATGGCCGGGTGGTATCCCCTATGGGTTGCCGTGCTTTCCTCTCTCCCTGGTATGAGCGTGGAGGTATGACCCCTGCGGACGATGATGACAAGCCTGTATTCGTAGGCCGTTTCAATGTTGGCGCTGTCAGCCTGCACCTGCCTATGATTTTGGCAAAGGCCAGACAGGAGAACCGGGACTTCTATGAAGTGCTGGACTACTATCTGGAAATGATTAGAGGGATACACAAGCGCACTTATGATTATCTGGGGGAAATGCGGGCAAGTGTAAACCCCATTCAGTTCTGCGAAGGTGGTTTGTACGGCGGGCATTTGAAACCCGGCGATAAAATCAAGCCGCTCCTGAAACCCATGACTTCTTCCTTTGGCATTACCGCCCTAAATGAGTTGCAGGAACTCTACAACGGGAAATCCATTGCGGAGGACGGCTCTTTCGCACTTGAGGTTATGCAGTACATCAACCAGAAGGTCAATCAGTTCAAGCAGGAAGATGGCTGGCTGTATGCTATCTACGGTACTCCTGCCGAAAGCCTGTGCGGCTTGCAGGTTGAGCAGTTCCGCAAAAAGTATGGCATTGTTGAGAATGTCAGTGACCGCCCCTATGTGAGCAACTCCTTCCACTGTCATGTCACGGAGGACTTGACCCCCATTCAGAAGCAAGACCTGGAAGGCCGGTTCTGGGATTTGTGCAATGGCGGCAAAATCCAGTATGTGCGCTATCCTATCAGCTACAACATTGACGCTGTAAGAACCCTGGTTCGCAGAGCCATGAAGAAAGGTTTTTATGAGGGTGTGAACCTCTCCCTTGCCTACTGTGATGACTGCGGACACCAGGAACTTGAAATGGATGTTTGCCCGAAGTGTGGCAGTTCCAACCTGACGAAGATTGACCGCATGAATGGCTATCTTTCGTACAGCAGGGTTCATGGGGATACCCGGCTGAACGCTGCGAAGATGGCTGAAATCGCAGAAAGGAAATCCATGTAATGGGTATGACAGAGTTGACCCATGCCATTATTGCAAAAGCAGCAGAGGATTATTTCAATCTTCTTGCCGGGTTTATCCCCCCCGTAGTAATTGCAATGTAACAGAGATAGAAGCATTTTTCCACTCTGACTTTTATGGTTTGATGACGAATATTGATTGCGAATATCTTATGCGAAAAATCAAGGAGGAAGCAGCTAAGATGGTGCTGGAATATACCGTATCGAAGGAGAAAGGCAGTAGCCAGTATTACGTGTGCCTGGTTGGTGAGGAAAATACCCCGTTGAGCCGCAGGTACACCACGAAGAAGAAAGCCCTGCACAAGGCCGCAGAAATGCAGGGTATTGAGTACAAGCAGTATATGCGTATTCGCAGAAGGGACGGTGTGAAGTGTGATTAAGATTGAGAGAACAGATACCTATGGATGGGAAGCCGCCGTCCGTGGTATGCGGAACCCCAAAAACTCCTGGGCGAATAGTGATAGTCACTATTGCTGGGAACCTCAATACCCTGGCGGTGGATGTTTCGGGTGTGAACTAAACAGTGACCGCAACTGCCGGGTTGACAAATACATTGTCGGAAAGAATGATTTTGGCCTGATGAAAACCCTGGCTTCCGCTGGAACTGACCACGGAAAATTTATGCGGATGATTACGGTCACCGCAGACCTTACCGCACCCCTGTACTGGTGGAAGGAATACGACACCTACAAGGTGGGTACTGTGGCTGACTCCTGTTCTACCATGCACAAAATCCATGAGAAGAAGTTTGAGCGGAGCGATTTTTCCGTAGAACATCTTAAACCCCGTATGCTGGAAGTCCTGGATGTAACAATCTACAATCTCAATGCCTGCCGTGGAATTTTCCTTGAAACGAAGGATAAGACCTGGTGGTGGCAGATGATACAGCTTCTTCCTTCCAGCTACAATCAGAAGCGCACTGTTCAACTGAACTACGCAGTTCTCAAGAATATGTATCATGCCCGCAAAAATCACAAGCTGGATGAATGGCACAGCTTTTGCCAATGGGTAGAAACTCTCCCGTACAGCGAACTTATTACAGGATAGGAGGATTATGGGTATGGACTATTCCAGAATACCAGAAGAACTTAAAAATCTCAAACAGTGGGTGTGCGCCTGGGATACGTCCAAAATCCCTATGAAATCCTTTGAGAGAAAGGCCGCTTCCTCTACCGCACCCGAAACCTGGGGAACCTTTGAGCAGGCGCAGGCTGCGGTGGAGGGCGGTATCTATGACCACCTGGGGTTTGTGTTTGCTGACAATGGGATTGTGGGCATTGATATTGACCAGGGGTTTGATGACGGTCTTATGACCCCTCTGTGTGCAGACATTATGAAAGCCTGCTGCTCATATACGGAGAAGTCCCGCAGTGGCCGTGGCGTACACATACTGCTGCGGGGAAATCTCCCCTTCACTGGACGCAACAACCTAAAAGGTGTTGAAATCTACAAGGCCAGACGGTTCTTCATTATGACAGGTAAGGTGATGATATTCCCTGAAATTATTGAGAACCAGAAAGCCATTGACTATGTGGTGCAGAAGTATTTCCCAGAAACGGAGAGGACGGGCGGTAAGTCACCATTGGTGCAGAAAATTTATTCCC